TTTGAACATTTGAAGCATTAAATATTTTTGCAGAAAATTCAGTATTGCCAATCGCTGGGGGGTTTTCGTCGGCAAATGATCCACTTGTTTGATTTGCTTTATATAATAGTGTTTTGTGTCCAGTAAGATTACTTGCCGCATAAGGTCTACTTGCTGGTTTGTCTGCTGGAAAAAACTTTAGTAGTGCCAGAACAGCATCTACATCTTGGCGTTGACCTTTAACAACGAATTCTTGTGTTGCCCTATTGTACGTAGAAATGGCAGTCCCGACACTAGGAGTGGATATATGGCCTGTGCTATCCCAGTTTCCGCTACTGTGTGTTATTGTAAGTCTAATTACATCTGTTGCATTTGGGATTAGTGATGAATAATTCGATGCAATTTCTGTTGCGCCGTATCCGAAACTTGTCTCCTGAAAGGGAGTGTATTGTATTGTTTTACCTAAAGCCATTTATTTTTCTCCGTTATACGGTGTTTGCCCATATTCTAGTATATTTATCCGGGTCGTGTTTCTGTGCTGTAACCGAATAAATGCCGTCTTCTGACTCCTCGATTGCTATTACACGATAGTTCCCGTACAGTGTGCCACTGTAAGTATTCCAAACTGCATCGTTGGCAAAATCTGCATTAAATGTTACATTACCACCACCAGTGCTTACTGTTTCTGAATTACTTGTTGAGATTGTTGCAGTAGTTCCAGAAACTGTTCCCGTTTTTGTAAAACCCAGTGAATCTGTTATTGCGATTGAACCTGACCCTGCATCTCTGTCAAGTGTGACTGTTCCATCACCATTGTCTGTAGCTACACGCCCGCCTTTGGTTGATGCATCTACTCTTAAAGTGTCATTTAATAAAATTAAATCACCTGGTAGAACATCGAAATGATCCCAACCTGCAATGTAAGTAACTATCTCTGAACTTGCCGCTTCTGTTTCATATAACCAAGCACCATACCAAAGAGCCTGTTGTTTACTTGTGCAACCTGTTAATTCTATATTTGTTTCTCTTCTACCATATGTAGTAATACTTGAACTGTTTGTATATTGTACGTCTTCTAACTTAAACAAGTTATCTGGGTTGTTCCATTTAACATTAACAACATTAAATATATTTTCTATTGAACCAGATTGATAACTTATTTCTGCGGCGTTTGTTTGATTAACTAACTTTTTAATTACTGGTGTATTTGTGTAACCACTGTTTGTCCACGAATAAGCGGCACCATCAAATATTAATCTTGGATTACCATTTAAGTAAACAAATTTTGCAAACATTGAATCTGCAATCTTTTGTAGTGCTTCGTACTTTGATTCTGCACCATAAAACAAACCATTAAATCTTGCGGCTTTTTGTATTGATCCGCCTATTGGTGATTGACTAGCCCATAGAGATGCATCGTAAATATCTTTGTATAAACCTATACCTGTTTTTGTATCATACTTTTGCTGTGCATTTAGTTTGATATCATCCCCTAATCCAAATGTTGTGTTCGTAAGATAATCAAAGAATACCCAAGCAGGATTGTTTGACCAATTGTCTACCCCACCAGTTGGGTTATTTGCATATATTACATCTACTGCCGAAAATGAACTATAGTTGTAAGTGTTACGCCATGTATCAAATGAGAAGCCATTATCGCTTGGTGATTCAATATTACGACCACCTACAAAAAAGCCTAGTTCACTTAAATCAGTTTCACCATCTCCTTGCTTTGGTCTGTATTTTACTTGTGCAAATGAAACATCACTTGCTGTTAATGGATTTGTAAATGCCAATGCAGGGATAAAGTTTGCTTTTAAATTCTTTGTTTGTTGCTTTGGTTGTGTAATACGACTTGGTGATACTCCGCCCGCTATAGCTGTAATTGTTGTTGCCAAGAGTGGAGATAGAGCGCCGTTTGTTGGTTGTATACCATTGTAACTGTTACCAAGACCAGCTGGGCCTGTGACTGTAACTGTGTTAGTTGAACGTGTTGCCGTAAAATCTGGTGTGCCTGTGGTGTAATCGTTGATAGCCACTTTTATTTGTTCTGCTATTTCTGATGTTGTTCCACTGGCTGTAATTGTGTTCATAATAAGTTTGCCACGTACTAATGCTTTAAACTTACCACTTGTTCCTGTAACTGTAATTGTAAATGAAGGAGCAACATAATCTGTCACAGCTTGACTTCTAATCGCTCTACTTGATTCCGATGCACCTTCGCTCGAACTTATCGCAAAAGTGATTGTAACGTCACCTGTGGTCGCCGTAGTGCTACTAAATTTAAGACCTGAGTCCAAAGTAGTCTGTAAGTTAGCTTTAGTGCCTATAAGTGTCATTGCGGCAGTATTTCTATTACTTGCACTAACTGTCCCTAGTACTGTAGTAACATCTACTGTGCCTTGGTCTACTGTAATAACAAGTTCATTTGATGCACTAGCATCTGCGTTTGTAACTGTAACTGTTGGTAGTGTAACTGTATCTGCAACACCGTCACCAGAGTAAGATGAGTCTACTGACATTTCTGCAAATGGGACATCTGGAACTGCAGGGACTGTAACCGACCCTTGTGTTCCACTTGAACCACTGCTTCCTGCGGCTCCATTAGCACCCGCTGTGCCTGTAGTGCCTGAACTGCCAGTTGTTGAACCGTCTATTACCAGTAACGGTGTTGGGGGTGTTGTAGTGGAGTAACTACCAGTTATAACTTCGGTATAACATCTTGATTGATTTAATTCGTATGGTTCTGTTTCTGTGTCTGCAATGTGCTTTAAGAACCCATGGTCTGGTTTGAATAATTTAAATGGTGTTGCTGTAGTAACACCTACTGAATATTTCTTTTCAAAATCGTCAATCGGTTTGCATACATCTACTGCGTACAAGTATGTGTTTGTTGATATTGTAAATTCATCATCTGCGTCTTTATTGTCTATCCAAGCATATACTTTAACTTCGTTTGCCGCACTGACAATTTGATTTGGGTATGCACTTAGATAATCACTCAATGACCAATCTTTAAAATTAAACTTTTGTAAATCTGTTGAGTTACAGTCATTTGAAGTCCCATCTAATGAACCTATTTGTTGAGAGCCTCTATTTGCGCCTGTAACGATTGCACCTGAACCTGCGTTCATTTGTGTAATGTTAAATTCTTCTGTGTGTTTATATCCGCCATTCTTTAAGAATGATACTGGATAACTTGTTTCATGTAATACAAACTCACGACCGCATAGTGTAGTTGTTAAAACAACGTTTACTGTAACTGAACCAGTTGTTCTGTCAACCTGTGTAGAACTTTGTCCGTCTGGTGCTACTGTTACACTTGGTGTTAAACAGTTTAGATTACCTGAATCTGTAATTGGTCTTGTTGTCCCACAAAGTGTTATTGCGCCATCTACTGCTTTTGATACTGTTTCAAATTCTTGGTAGATACCTTCTGGGAAGAATGTTGTAATGTTTATTGAATCTGTTGTTTCATCTACTTCTGCAAAATCGATTACTGTATCAAAGTAAGGTGTTGACTCGTCTGTTCTACGTAATGGTGCACCTTTACCACTAACAACTGTAGTTCCTGTGCTTGGGGGTGCTGTAATAGTAGTTGTTGACTTAGATGTGCCTGTTGTTTCTACATGTGTTGGTGGGGGATTGTGTTGTGTGTATTTTAGTAGACCATCTGCTGGCCCAACACCACCTGTTCCGCCTGTGCCACCGTCACCTGCTGTTCCACCAGTTCCACCAGTTCCACCTGCACCACCATCATATGTAGCACCTGTTTCATTTAGTAGAGCGTTGAATGATTTTGCTTCCCATTGACCTGCATCATTGTTCCAGTACAGAACATAGTTCTCGCCTTTGCCTGCACTAACGTCACCTAAGTCATTTAATAAATTCGTGTTTGTAGGATCATCTACTGCTTCAATCTTTACACCATCTGCTTCTTCTACAAGTAGTGGATTAAAGTCTGTTATTGTCGCTGTTTGTTTGTTTGTTGTTCCATCGCCATAAGTTAATTCAAACTTAATGTCTTTAAAGTTTGCAACATTTGTTGTGGGATCAATAACAAAAGAATCATTGATAACAACTTGTTTTAAGTTTCCTTTTGCTTCACCAGGAAGAAAGAATGAAATTTCATTATCGTTTACTCTTTTTGCAACACCTGATATTCTACCTTCTGATATTGGTATTTTAACTTCTTGTGTAATCTTTTCTGCATCTATATCACTTGGCTTTTGTCCTAAATCAAACTGCGTATTTGACATACCAACATGTCCGTATACGACAGGAATAATACCCGGTTGAACTTGTTGTCCCATATCTACACCTTCATGTGTAGTATTGTCTTTGTCGCCTAATATCTTTTTGACAACAGTTGATATAAGTGCAGGAGCACCTTTTTGTTTAAGAACATTACCAATCTGTGACTTCTGTATTGTCTGTGCAAGTTTAGTTTTGACAAATTGGTCTAAGTTAAAATTATTAAAGTTCATATTATATTTCCAACTTTCTGGCACTTGGTTTTTCACCGTTTTCGGTGCCTAAACTTGGTGTCAATGTAAATGTTATTTGTTCTGGACTTAAATCGTCAACTGACTTTACGAAAAATCTTTGTGGTATCATACTATAGTACGTGCCGTAAAATAGTCTTTTTCTGTTTACTGCTAAGCCACGATAATTCATCATACCGAAATTGTTTGTTGCTGTAGCCCAAGCTGATATGTCCCATAATGTTTTAGCGGCAACTGTTAACTGTGGTTCTGCAACTTGTCCTGTTAAATCTGAACGTAAATTGCTAATCTGTAAATCGCAATGCTCAAATACTTTTTCACCAACTTCATCATCCCATGCAATGTCAAGTTTTTGCAAACCACCTGAACCATCACCTTCTTGACCACTTGCTATATAAATCTTTGCACTACCACCGATTGCAGTAAAGTCAAATTCATACAAATCAGTAATAGGTAATGTAACAAACTTTGCTGATACAATGGCTGGTAGTGAAGCACTCATAAATCAAATACCTCTACCATACTTGCTGAAACTGTTCTTCGGTCATTGTCTGCCATTTGAACATCAAAACTTTCTAAGTAGAATTTGCCTGCTGTTCTGAATAATTCGTTTGCTGAGATATCTATTACACCAGCGTCATAATGTCTGCTTTCATAATATAAAATCAGTGCGGCGGCGTCTGTTGCACTTAGATTGTCGTGGTTAACTGTTATTGTACGTCTTTGATAATTAATGCCTAATGGTGTTCTTTGTATGTAACCATCACCAAACTCTACTAATCTATGTCTTGGTGTTGATACATAACTTGTTGATATTGATAATTGGTCTTGTAATGGTAACGCTGACATTATACTAACCCTCCAAAGCCTGTGTTCTGTCTAAGGACAGTGTGTGCTGTTTGTAGAGCAATACCTTCAATGTATTGTCTCATTTGACTTGATTGAAATTGACCAGCTCCTCCGCCTGCATTTACACCTGAAATGTTGAAGTTAACGGCTGAGTTTGCTGTTGACATACCACCTGCTATAGCACCTAAACCTGCACCTGCTCCACTAACTGGGTCTACAAGTTGATTTGGATTGATACCAGTTGGGAGTTTATTGAATTCTGTCTTTGAGCCGTCGACTGCTTTACTGACTGGATCTACCATTTCTTTTGGTAGCTTGTCCATTACTTTACCGATATCTGCAACTAAGTCTGGGATAATAGAATTACCTACTGCCCAATCATAAAAGCCACCAATCTTGTCTTTACCACCTTCAACCCAACCACCGATTGCGTCTCCGGCTTTTGTAAAGCCTGCACCTACTTTGTCTCCTACTGCACCACCAAATTCTTTTACTTTGCCAATACCGTTTGTAATAAAGTCAATCATTGATTTGATTTTGTCTATAACTTTTGTGATTGTAGATATAACTGTTTCGAATGCTGGTATGACTGTTTCTGTCATTAAATTACCAAGACCTTCGAATGCGGCTTGTGCCAATGGTGCTACTGTTTCTGCTATTGGGCCTAATGTTTCTGCAAGTTTAACAAGTACGTCAAACGCCATCCCAAATGCTGGGACAAGAATGTCATTAAATATAGTTCCAAGTAAACTGAATATTGGTTCTGCTTTTTCCATACCAGTTGAAAGTGATGCGATACCATCTACGACAAATGTAACAGCTTGTCCTAGTTTCTCACCAAGTGCCATTGCTAAGTCTTCATTGTTAACAATAAAGTCTGTCATACGTGTTGCGGCTGAGTTAAGTGCATCTGAAAGACCACCTTCACCAACTGCAATCAAGGCATTATTACCTGCGATACCTAAGTTGGATAATGATACTGATAAGTTTTTAGATGCTTTTTCCATACCACCACCAAAGTTCTCATTGAGTCCTTCAAGTAGTGCATCTTTAATTGCCGCGGCACCTTCTGCTGTTTTACCAAATTCTGATATTTCTAGTCTTGCTAATCCTAGCTTTTCTTCTAAGATTTTGAATGCTGGAATACCTCTATCAGCGAGACGGTTAAGTTCTTCCAAACCTAATCCGCCTGCTGTAGTTCTTGAGAACAAATCTGTAACGGCATTCAATGACCCGACACGGTCAGTGGTAACAGACGCCATATCACCAAATGTTGTTAGAAGTTCTTCGGTTGGTTCAATAC